TCCCCCATCGGCAGCATTACCAATTGCTGGAACCGCATCTACAGTTTATACACCACCAGGCAGTAAACAAGGTGAAATTGCTCTTGGTAATTCGCCAGCATGGACTGGAATGTCTGGAGTTACTGCTTCAAAAATCGGATCAGGTCATTACAGAGCAACATTTTCTTCTGCTTTTAGTAATGCCAGTGATTATGTCATTACTACCAGTATGAATGACCATATACCTTCTACTACAGCTGTTGGTATTGGTGTTACTAGATATACGGGTTATGCAGACTTCATTGTAAGTAGAGTAAGTGACAGTGTTGGCATAGATTCGGGTAGTCTGGCAATTAACCTCATTAAAAAGTGATCTCTATCCTTAATAAATAACAAAAAAGTCCAAATAAAATGGCTGCTATTATAACTGATCAAGTTAGAATATTAAACGCGAAAAATTTTGTCGCAGGAATTGCCAATGCAAGCAATTCCTATTATTCTTTTGTCGGACTTCCAAATCCGACAGATTATGAATCAACATGGAATGATAATCCCCCTTCACCGAAAGATAATTTTGATGAAGAGAATGGTTATTGGAATACCATGATCGCAATGAAGCGGATTAATTCTACCGATGTTAGGCAGGTTATTCCTAGAAGGGTCTGGTCTTCGGGTACTACTTATGATATGTACCGCCATGATTATAGCAGATCAAATACTGCTCCAGTTTCAGGATCTACTAATTTATATACCTCAAACTTCTACGTTTTAAATAGCGATTATAGAGTTTACATCTGCCTCCAGAATGGTACTAATCCAGAAAATACTCTTGGTAGACCATCATTAGATGAACCAACATTTACTGACTTAGAACCAAAGGCAGCTGGAACCAGCGGTGATGGTTATATTTGGAAATATCTTTACACTATTAAACCAGCAGATATCACTAAATTTGATTCTACCGATTTTATGCCAGTCCCTACGGATTGGAGCACTAGTAATGATACATCATTAGTCAGAGACAATGCTGTAGATGGATCAATTAAAATTGTAAACATAACTAATCGTGGAGTTGGATTAGGAACAGCAAACCTTACTTACACCAGAGTTCCTATTAGGGGAGATGGAACTGGTGCAGAATGTACTATTACAATTGATGGTGACTCTAAGATTGATTCAGTCACCGTATCTTCACAAGGATCTGGATATACTTTTGGGACGGTTGATATTGAGGCTGGCGGAGTTCCTTTAGGAACCACAAGACCAGTTTTTGATGTCATAATTCCTCCACAAGGTGGTCATGGAGCAGATATCTATAGAGAACTGGGTGCATATAGCGTATTGATGTACTCAAGACTTGAAAGTGACAATGAAAATCCAGACTTTATTACAGGTAATCAGTTTGCAAGAATTGGTATTGTAGAAAATCCCCTTTCTCCTGCTGGAGGATCTGTTTTAACCGTAGATAAAGCAAGTGCTGTTACTGCTTTAAAATTGACTGGAGTTGGATATAGTGAAGCAACCTTCACTGCAGATTCCTTTGTTACCCAAACTGTTGGAACTGGTGTTACTGCTGTTGGTAGAGTTGTAAACTATGATCAAAATACTGGAGTTCTCAAACTCTGGCAGGATAGAAGTGTAGCAGGATTTACCAGCACAGGTATTGGAATTACTAATCCAACCTATGGATATCTTTTAGAGAATTTTACTGGAAGTCCTACAGGAACTGGAACCCTTACTATTACTCCAACCACAGGTCTGCAATTAAGTATTGATAGTGCATTTAGCGATAACAAAACGACGATAAATAATCGTACATATTATCTTGGAATGGATTTCACTACAGGTGTTGCATCCCCAGAGGTAAAACAGCATTCTGGAAATATTATATACGTAGATAATAGACCATCTATTACAAGATCGTCAAACCAAAAAGAAGACATAAAAGTTATCTTGCAGTTCTAAAGAATTATGCCACAGCAGACGAACCTCAACGTAGCACCATATTTTGACGATTTTGATGCGACGAACGACTATCACAAGGTGCTTTTTAAGCCTGGATATCCTGTCCAGGCAAGAGAATTAACGACTCTGCAGTCTATTCTGCAGAATCAGGTAGAAAAGTTTGGTCAACATTTCTTCAAAGAAGGTGCTAAAGTAATTCCAGGAAATACTGGTTACTCTAGACTTTATTATGCTCTCCAACTTGCGAATACTTTTCAGGGCGTTCCCGTTGAGGCATACGCAGATCAGTTAGTTGGAACAACTATTACAGGTCAAACTTCAGGCGTTACTGCCGTTGTTGACAGTATTCTTTCTGCTGAAGATTCTGAAAGAGGAAACTTAACTCTTTATATTGCATATCAAGGTTCATCTAAAACTGATAATACTACTCAGACATTTACTGATGGAGAATCTTTAACATGTAATGTAGCATTATCATCTGGATTATTAGGAAATACAACCATTGCTGCAGGAACACCTTTTGCAAACGCTTTAGGATCCAATGCATCTTCTACAGGATCAGTATTCCAAATTGAAAACGGCGTATACTTTATTCGTGGATACTTTGTAAATGTAAGCAAAGAATCTTTAGTATTAGATCAGTACTCAAATACTCCAAGTTATAGAATTGGTCTCTTTGTTAATGAAGAGATTGTAAATGCAAATTCTGATGAATCCCTGAATGACAATTCTCAAGGATTTAATAATTATGGAGCTCCAGGTGCTGATAGACTTAAAATTTCTGCAAGTCTCTTCAAGAAACCGCTTGATGACTTTAATGATGATAATTTTATTTTATTAGCAACTGTTATTGACGGTGTTCTTCAAACTCCTACCAGAAGAGGAAGTGCTAGAGCTGATGGTGGTGTATACTATGAGGATTTGACTGATGTTTTGGCTAGAAGAACTTATGATGAGAGTGGTCACTATATTGTAAAACCATTTAATATTTCACTTGTTAACTCCTTAAATAATAATGTTGGCAATCAAGGATTATATGAGGAAGGGCAGTTCACTGCAGGTGGTTCTACTCCTACTGATGATTTAGCAATTCTCAGAGTATCTCCAGGTAAGGCATATGTTAAGGGATACGAAGTAGAAACCATTAGCCCATCTTTTATTGATGTACCGAAACCAAGAACGACTAGAACTATTGAAAATACGTTCTTCCCATATAATACTGGACCAACATTAAAATTAAACTCAGTTTACAGATCCCCAACAGTTGGCGTTGGAAACACCTTTATCTTAAGTTTGAGAGATCAAAGGGTTGGAGTAAATTCTGAAACAGCAGCAGGTAAAGAAATTGGACTTGCTAGAGTATTTGATTTCAGACTCGAATCTGGATCATATAATACATCGTTCCCCCAAGAAAATGAGTGGGGTATGTCAATGTATGATGTGCAACCATATACAGAGTTGACACTCAATCAGCAAACTTCAGTATCAGTTCCCGCATATGTTAAGGGAAATAGTAGTGGTGCAACTGGATTTTTAAGAAGTCCAGTACAAGTTGGAACTGCCTTAACAGTATATGACAAAAAAGGAAATTTTCTTAATAATGAAGTTCTTGTTATAACCAGTGGGATTTCTACGCAGTCAGAATCAATTAATAGAACTGTTACTAACATTAAACAGTATGGAATATCTGATGTAAAATCGGTATATTCAAATTCTGGAACTGCTGCAGGAACAAATGGAAATGATGCAGCGACTGGCATTAATACATTTAGTGCAAACGTAGTACAGACATCCTCTAAAATTATTGGAGTTTCATCAATTACTGCTGTCAATGCAACTAATGGTATTAGCACTATTACTAGTGCCAATAAAGATTTCATAGGAAGTCTAAAAATTAATAGTTTGCTACAATATTCAGATACAGCAGTTTCCAATGATCCCATCATGGCTAGGGTTACTGGTATTACCGCTGCTTCTGGAAAAGTTACCGTAGTTGGTGTAACAACTATAAGCGGAACTGTTAATGGAGCACTTCCTACCTCCAATTTTACAACATCTGATCTTGAACTTGTTACGACTCAGTTAGATCAATCTTCTGATAATACTTTTTATACAGAATTGCCAAATGAAAATATTGCCACTGTTGATTTAACCGATGCAAAGTTACATATCAGAAAAACATTTAACATAAACATTGAAGGTAACCAATTAAGTGCTACCAGTCTTATTGCTGTAAGATTGCCCGAAGGAGAGACTTATCTTTCGTATAATGATGAAAGATATTCTTTAATTAGATCGGATGGAACTACAGAATCTCTTACTGCAGATAAATTTACTTTCTCAGCAGATCTTAGAGAACTCCAAATTAGAGGATTGGGTACAGATAATGAAGGTGCTCAATTAGTTACTACTGTAGAAAAGTCTAGCGTAAAAGCAAAGAAAAAAATTAAGAATAGAGTTAGATCTATTGTTGTTGACAAATCAACAAATCCATCATCTGGAATTGGATCAACGTCTACAAATGATGGATTAACTTATGGCAACTATCCATTTGGAACCAGAGTTCAAGATGAAGTTATTTCATTGAATGTTCCAGATGTTATTGATATTCATGGGATATATGAAACATCTGACGTTAATTTGACGGATGCCAGTTTTGGATCTCCAGAAATGACACTCACTCAGATGAATGGACCCAGTGCTACAACTGGTGACATGATTGTTGGTGAGTTCATGGTTGGTCAAACAAGTGGTGCTGTTGCAGTATTTGGAGAAATTAAAGACACTTCTACTATAAGATATCTTCCCAAAAATAATTTTAAATTTGTTGAGGGAGAAACTGTAATATTCCAAGAGTCTTCTATTACAGGTGGAGTTAGTTCTTTAAATACTACCTCATTTAATATCTCATCAAACTACACTTTCTCAAGTGGTCAGAAAAATACATTATACAATCATGGTTTTATAGAGAGAACTGCTGATTCTAGTGCTCCAAGCAATAAAATAAAAATTTATTATAAGAGTGCTTCTTTTGATTCTTCTGATAATGGAGATATTGTAACTGTAGAATCATATAATGACTTTGACTATTCTACAGAAGTTAAAGCAATTAATGGAATACTTAATACCGATTTGATTGATTTGCGTCCAAGAGTTAGTGACTATACCGTCACCGAATCTGCAAGATCTCCTCTGGAGTTTCTTGGAAGATCATTTAATGGCGCAGGAAATTCTGTTCCTAATATCTTGGCATCTAATGAAACAATATTCTTAGATTATGCATACTATCAAGGAAGAGTTGATAGATTGTATTTGCATAAAGATGGAAAGTTCCAGATGAAGTTTGGAACTCCATCTGATAATCCAAGAAGAGCAAAACCAGAATCTCCAGACAATGCTATTGAAATTGCTGAGATAGAGTATCCACCATATCTCCATAATGTAGAACAGTCTTCTATTAAGTTCCTGAAGTACAAGAGATATCAGATGAAGGATATCAAAAAACTTGAGGATAGAATTAGAAATTTAGAGTATTATACTCAACTTTCTTTATTAGAAACTGCCACTGCAAATCAGTTTATTGCTGATGGTAATGGTCTCAATAGATTTAAATCTGGATTTTTTGTAGACAATTTTACTACTTTTGCAACTCAAGATTTTAGACGTGGTAGAAAGAATAGTATTGATCAAGCAAATAATATTCTTAGACCAAAACATAGTACCAATTCATTTAACCTAACAACTGGACCAGTTGTTGATGTTGATCCAACAGCAGATAAGAGAAATTCTCCCATTGATGGAACTAATGTTAGAAAACAAAATGATATTCTAAGTCTTGATTTTTCAGAACTTGAGTATATTACACAAACTCTTGCAACTAGAACTGAAAGTGTAACTCCTTTCTTGATTAGTTTCTGGCAAGGAACTGTTATATTGACGCCTTCTTCCGATAACTGGGTTACCCAAAATAGGATAGAAGCAAGAACCATCGACACAATTGGTAACTATGCTCAGGTCATGTCTGATGCGGAAGAAAGATTTGGTGTTGATCCAGAAACTGGATTTGCTCCAGAGGTTTGGAATTCTTGGGAAACAAATTGGTCAGGCACATTTTCAGAAAATGCTACTACTCGCCAGAGCACTGAAACATCTACACGTACATTCGGTCGTGGTGGATGGATTAATGGTGGTGTTGGTGGACCTGCTGCTCGGGTTCGACAAACTACCACATCAACAATTGAGCAAGACGTAATAGAAACGGTCGAAAGTGGAGTTAAAGAAAGAACTGGTACTCAATATCATGTGGTTGAAACATTTGATGAAATTTCTGTTGGAGACAAAGTTCTTAGCACTGAAATCATTTCGACTGTAAGATCAAGAAACATTGAGTTCTATGCAGCAAACTTAAAACCAAGCACTCGAATTTATGCTTTCTTTGATGGAAAGGATGTCACTAAGTATTGTGTTCCTAAGATTATTGAGATCAGCATGAAATCTGGAGTATTCCAGGTTGGTGAGACAGTTCAAGGTAGAATGCTTACCAAAGGTCTTGGTGAAGAAGGAAAGGATACTGATCCTAGAATCAACTTTAGAGTTGCTCAGTCTAATCACAGAAGAGGTGATTACGATTCCCCAACAGAAGTTTATCCTGACAATCCTTATGTTGATGGGGGAACAATTCCTGAGGTATATTCATCTACTTCAACAATTCTGAACGTAGATACATATTCTCTTGCAGATCAACCACAAGGCGATTTCTTCGGACACATTCAAACGGGAATGATTTTAGTTGGAGAAACAAGTGGAGCAGAAGCAGAAGTAACTAATTTGAGACTAATCTCGGACAGATCTTCTGCACTGTTAGGAAGCTTCTTTATTCCAGACCCCGATAACGGAGATAACCCCAACTTTAAAACGGGAACCAATGTCTTTACTTTAACCAATGATCCTGATAATGATCAGGATGCAGCTACAACAGTTGGTGAAGAAGCATATCCAACTGCAGGTACTCTTGAGACTGTTCAAGATCAAATCCTTTCTATTAGAAATGCAAAGATTGAGCAGAAGAAACTGTTTGAGGATGAACTTGTTAACAGAACTGTTGATACTGAAGTTGTAGCAACCAGAAATCTTGGACCAGCAAATGTAAGTGAGTCTATTGTTGGTTGGTATGATCCTCTGGCACAATCCTTCTTGGTTGATGCACAAACAGACCCTGAGGGTGTATTCATAACGAAGTGTGATGTCTTCTTCCGTACTAAGGATGATGGTGACACACCAGTTAGAATGCAGATCAGAACTATGGAAAACGGTTTCCCAACCGCCAAATACTTTGATCTATCAGAAGTTCTTATCTATCCAGAAGATGTTAATACTTCTACTGATGGTTCTGTAGCAACTACCTTTGAGTTTGCTGCTCCTGTATATCTTGAGGGTGGCAAAGAATATGCTATCTGTCTGATCTCAAACTCAACTAAGTATAGTGTTTACATCTCTAGAGTTGGTGAAAATGATATCTTGACTGATACATATATTTCTAACCAACCAACACTTGGTTCACTGTTTAAATCACAGAACGCATCTACTTGGGAAGCAAGTCAATGGGAAGATCTTAAGTTTACTCTTTACAGAGCAGACTTTGTAGAGTCTGGATCTGTTGATCTTTATAGTCCCGAACTCTCTGAAGGTAATAAGCAAATTGCAACTCTCAGACCAAATCCACTGAATATTTCTTCAAATCAAATTCGTGTTGGACTTGGAACAACTGTTGCTGATTCTAGATACACTCTTGGAAATACTTTCTTCCAAGGAACCTCGAATAAGAGAACTGCTCAAGGAGACTTGGTAGGTGTTGCAGCTAGTGCAACAGGAACTCTAGCAATAACCAATCCTGGTGTTGGATATACTCCTGCAGATGGATCTCAAACGTTTACTGGAGTTAATCTCATATCTATTTCTGGATCAGGATCTGGTGCAACTGCTGATATTAGTGTTACTGATGGAGTAGCTGTTGCAGCAACAATCACTGGTGCCGGTGGTAATGGGTATCAGTCTGGTGATGTTGTCACTATCGGTGCTATTGGTGCAGCAAGTGTCGGAAGAAATGCTAGATTTACAATTTCTGGTATTGGTCTCACATCTCAACTTCTACTCAACAATGTTCAGGGCGAGTTTATTACTGGAGCTGCTGGAACTATTCGTTTCTTTGATAACGATGGAACTGAAAGAGAACTGAATAGTGATCATGGTGGAGATGTAACAATTCCATCTACAGGAATAACAACTATTTCTGATGGTCTGCATATTAAAGTCAACCATGTCAATCATGGCATGAACTTTGAGGATAACCTTGTAAAAATCTCTGGTATTCGTCCAGATGTTAAACCAACCAAGTTGACTGCAGAATATTCTAGGTCTTCAACAGATCCTCTCCAAGTATCTGATGCAACTGCATTCTCTACCTTTGAGGGAGTCGGTGTTGGTGTAACTAATACTGGACTCTTATTAATCGGAGAAGAAATTATTGAGTATACCTCTACTACATCAACATCTATTGGTGGTAATCTTTCTAGAGGAGCAAATCCAAAGACATATCCAATAGACACTCCAGTCTACAAATATGAACTTGGTGGTGTAAATCTTGCTAGAATTAATAAAACTCATGACCTGAGTGATGTAACTGTAGCAAATCCAATAACACTAGACTCTTATCATATCAAACTTGATATGTCTGAAAAGTTTGGAACTATTGGAATCAATGATAATGCAGATAGATCTGTAGGAACTGCTTTCCCCAAATTATTCGTTAATGCATCCAGATCTACTGGTGGTAATGACGTAAAGGCTACTAAGAATATTCCTTTTGAGATCATCAAACCTTCCATTCATAATGTTACCGTAGAGGGAACTTCACTTTCTGCTCAAATAAGAACTGTCACAACGCAGAGTATTAGTGGAAATGAAATTCCTTACGTAAATGCTGGTTTTGAAGATGTCATTCTGAACACTAACAACTATCTTGATAGCACTAGAGCAATCTTCTCTAAGGTTAACGAAGATCGTAAGTTAGATTCTATTGAGGGTAATAAGTCTTTACAAATGAGACTTTTCTTAGGAACAACTAATAGCAAGTTAAGTCCTCAGATTGAACTTCAAAGATGTAGTCTTTATGCCGTATCAAACAGAGTCAACTCTGAAGTTACTGACTATGCAAACGATCCTAGAGTGAATACCGTACAGGATGATCCTAGTGCATGTCAGTATCTCTCTAAAGAGATAACCCTTACAAATCCTGCAACTTCTCTGAAGATTATTACTGATGCACACATCCCAACAGAGTGTGATATTAGAGCATTCTATGCAATCTCTTCTGAACCTGGACTTGCTCCAATCTTTACACCATTCCCAGGATATCTAAATCTGAACACAAGGGGTCAAGTAATTGACGAGGCAAATAATGATGGTAGAAGTGATACTCTTGTAGCAACTTCTTCTAAGAGAGGATTCAGTGTTGCCGAAACTGATTTCATTGAACGTGAATTCAGCGTTGACAATCTGCCTTCTTTCAGATCTTATAGAATTAAGATTGTTATGACATCCACTAACCAGGTACTAGTACCTCAAATGAGAAACCTTAGAGTGATTGCTCTTGCATAATATGGAAATCTACACCGAAAAAGGTCATAAGGATCTCGCAAGAGATCCTGAGACTAACAATATTATTAACGTTAATAAAGTATCTTACGATCAATACATTGCTAGCCGCAATGCTAAGAATGAAAAGAATCAAAAGGTACAGACAATGGAAGAAGATCTTGCTAATGTCAAGAGTGAACTTAATGAAATTAAGTCGTTACTAAAGGAGTTAATCAATGGACCCAAATGATATTGAGATAAAGGGTTTGGAAAAATCTTTTGCATATCAAAAGATTGCAGCTGAGATAGATAGTTGTGATGATCGTGAAATGCTAAAGAATATTGCAAAGTCTTTTGCAAAATTATATTATAAACAGCAGGAAACAATCGCAATTATAGGATAACTAGATGGCATCTAAAAATATTACTTTCGATCCAGATACAGGAGTTCCGTATGCGGTTAATCTGACAATTTACGGTGGATCAAACTTTGATACCACATTTAATGTAACTGATAATTCTAATACTGCGTTTGATTTAACTAATTACTCTGGATCAGCTGCTATATCTAAAAGTGTTGCTGTTGGAGCAACACTGGGGATTACAACGGCATTTACTGTTGGAATTACTAGTGCAGCAGAAGGTAAAATTAATATTTCTCTAGGGTCTACTTCTACTAGAGGTTTAGATCAAGGAAGATATATGTACGATGTGATAGTTGCAGCAGGAGGAACTTTTTATACCCTCGTAAATGGAAATATAATGGTAGTTCCTGCAGTATCAGCAGCACCATAAATACACATAGGAAAATCTGGTGAATAAATGGCTCAACCAGCAAGTAGATCAGAATTAATTGCGTACTGTAAGAGGCAACTAGGTGCTCCTGT